GTTCTTCTCTGCTACTAGAAAGCAGATGGGGAAGGTCTCAGATAAGGATATTATACAAATGTAAACCATGTCTCTTTAGACATAAGCTTTATATAGTGCAATACTGTATATAAAAAACAATGGAGTGAAATGTTGTTAACAACAATACAAAGAGGTACTTAATATGGTATATTTCCTAGGAAGAGATGTAAACGTTTACCTGTTTACAGAATGCCAAGTGGTGTCTGGTAGCATCGGTAGTTTAGCTAATGAGGTCTGCGTAGGTTCTTTAGAAGAAGAGAACCGAACGTTCGCTGATAGTATGACTGCCACAACCCTATCATCATTCACAGCGCAGGCAGATATAACAGGTGTAGACGTAAGTATAGGGGCGACCGATGAGGACATCACCTATATAGGGCAAGATGTACCGGCTAAAGTGGAAATTAAGAAGGAATATACAATTTCTTTAACTCGCAAGAAATCAAACAACTTGTGGGACTTGATTTTTAATGGACCGGTCACAGCAGATAATGCTACTGATAATGTAGGTAAGCATGGAGCACGGTGGGGCTTTGGAGACGACGCAGTTGAGATTGGCGGCGGTAATTATAATCCAGCTACAATCAGAGATTCAGTCGATAACGCGTTGTCTGCTTATGGTTATAGAATAGCCGTTCAATTAGCAAGTGGTGCTTCCACAGATGGAACAGATGAAGTCATGTGTTTCCCTAATTGTGTAATTAATGGGCACACAGTTTCATTGAACGCTGATGGTATAACAGAAGAAACGCTGGAGTTCTCCACGGTTCAGGATATGTTATACGGCGTGGACGGAGTAAATATAGACAAGACGCTAACCACAAGGACGGCGATGTAAGGAGATGATGATATGGCTTATTTTTTAGGTAAAGATTGTGATGTGTTCATCACGACAGAAACAGATGCTTATATCAACGTTACTGCATCTACTGGAGACGCTGCAGCGGCAGCTTCGGCAGCTTCGGTTTGTTTTGCGGCACAGCTTAGCGATGGAGTTACAGCAATCACAGACTGGACGGCTGTAAGCGATTTGACAGGCGTGGACTTGTCGATAGGTGCTACTGATGAAGACACGACATATTTTGGTATGCGCTCAATTCAGAAGACAGAGATTAAGAAAGAAACTACGATAACACTAACGAGGAAAAAGACGGATAATACATGGGATGGTATCTTTAATTATCCAGCTCGTTGGGGTGGAAGTGGGACAACCCTATATGATGGTTTGTCACAACCCACCGTGAATCAAGGTTATAGGTTGCAGGTCGTTCTAAAGAGCGGAACAGAAATTTTCTGCGTTCGCGGAGCGTGCGTGCAGGGGCACACTACTAGCATTAACGCTGATGGAACTAGTGAAGAGACTATGGAGTTTATGTCTTACATAAATCCCAAGGTTGCTTCCACAGTTAACGTCGATGCTATTGGCTCAACAGAACTGTAGACGGGATAGGGGGTTGAACCCCCTCCTCCCTCTTGAGGTGATAAAATGGTAAAGAAAGAAGAAAATGTAGACAATGTATGGACTATAGATGAACTAGTAGCACTTACTGATAAAGTGCAGACAGCGGAAATTGATTTTAGGGGTAAAAACTTTTCTTTTCAATTTTGTGAATTAGTGGAAAAAGAAGAACCCAAATTTGCAATGAAACAGAATTTTGATTCTGAATCGGAAAAGATGGAATGGTACGCCGAAGTTGGTGGCCGTCGCGTTCTTAAGATGATAGAAAAAGCTAATGAAAAAAATCCAGAAGGAGCAACGCTTAGTGCAGATAATTGGGCGCTTTTACCTTCTACTCTGAGATATCAAATCTCGAATGAAGTTATGGGCGTGGAGAGTGACATTAAAGAAAGTTTTCTCTCGGAATGACGGAGGCGCCTGACGCCGTCCTCCTTTACATTCCCTTAATGAAACATCTCGGAATGAGTTGGGAGGATATAAAAAAAGCTCCTCGTTGGGAACTGGAAGGGCTATTAGAAGCCTATAATGAACATGAGACTCTCCATTCTATGGATGGATATACAGAGAAAAATATCAGTGACATGGCAAAGGATAATCCTGAAGTAAGAACTTCTTGGAGAAGATATAAAGAATCGCAAGCGAAATATGAAGAAATGATTGGATTGAAAAGAACGGTATCGTTTAAGAACTTAGGAACATAAGGTAAGTAATGGGATTTGCAGGGCAAGTCTTTGCTGCCCGTGTTGCCGTCGGTTTAGCAATTCCATCTCAGCAAGCGTTAAGCAAAGCTGGGTCGATGATTGGCGGCTTCACGGCCCGCTTGACGAAAAGGTTGCACGCTCAACGTGCACAAGCAGCCAAACAGCGCGTAGCTCAATCTACAGCTGAATTAAGTGATGTTAGAGCCAGAATACAAAAACACCAAGAAGGCTTTCATCAGGTATCCAAAAGAGCTGCAAGGAGAGCTATAGCTGAAATTGGTCAAAAGGGTGTAGGCGTAAAGATAGGCGCAGCACAGAGTTTAGCTTCTTTTACGAAGAAGGCAGGACAGGCGGGCAAAATGGCCCCTGAGGGTATTAAAAAGCAGTGGATGCAGAGTAAGGAAGCCTTTCAAAGTTGGGTTGGAGTTGTTAAAGCTGGTAATGAGGGGTTAGCCAAGTCTTTATTTGACATGGGAAAGGCGGCCGCCGGGGCGGAAGATGCCCAGTTTAATGTAACGAAGTTTGCGGATGCCTATTATAAACTTGACGAGAAAGGCAAAAAAGAAGTGATGCGTTCAACTAAGGTTCTTGTAAAGGCAAAACAGAACCAGCTTGAGGTAGCTAAGAAAGAAATGCGAATAGTTATGGATAGTCTTTCGCTGAAGCAAGCGGCCGGCATAATTGACGACGAGCAACTCCAGAAAGCTCAGGTGAGATATAATGAAATAATTCAGAATTACGAAGGAGAATTGAGCGCGGCTAAAGGATATTATGAGATGGTAGAATCTTTAGGCTATCATTATAGCGAAGAATTGAAGCGCTGGAAAAAAGACGGCGTAGTTTTATCAAAAGAAGAGTCTGACGCTGTAACCAAACTTAACGAGTCTTTGAAAAACGAGGAGAAAGTTCTTAAAGAAATAGCTGCGGCTACGAAGCGTGCTTATCAAGCGGGCGCACAGTTTGCCGCCCAGATGAAAGCGGGATTTGTAGAATCAGTAAAGGGCTCTATTGCCGCACTCACAGCTTTTTACTATAAACTGAATCAAAGTACCCAAGCTTTGATAGAATTTGAAAAAGAGCTTATGAACGCAAATTCAGTGTTCAATCTGACCCGCGATGAGCTCTATAAAACAGGCGACATTGTGACCCAGTTCGGGCAACAATTCGGTATATCTATGCAAAACGGAGCAACTGGTCTGTATCAGCTTGCTTCGGCAGGTCTATCCGCAGAAGCTTCTCTAAAGGTGTTACCAGAAACCTTGAAGCTATCTATGGCCGTTCAGGGAGACCACAATAGCATAGCTAAATTAACCACTCAGACACTATTCGGCTTTGGTATGGCCGCTGATGAAGCAGCGCTCTTAACCGACAAGTTCGCTTATACCATTCAGAAGTCGTTGGTCGAGTATCAAGATTTAGGCAGTGCTGTAAAGTTCGCATTGCCCTTCTTTACTGCTACAGGGCAAAGTATAGACCAACTATTAGGGGCTCTACAAGTCTTGACTAATAGGGCTTTGGAGGCAGGTATTGCTGGACGTGGTCTACGTCAGGCATTGTCCGAATTCGCCGAGCACGCGGAAGATAACTCAGCTGCGTTTCGCAAAATGGGGCTTGAGATTCTCAATGTTGATGGCAGCATGAAGCAATTGAATGTTATTGCAGCTGAATATGCGCGACTTATTGGGCCAGAAGCATCGCATAATACTGAACTTTTGACTTCTATGATTCAGGACTTGAACGTGCGTGGTGCTACTGCGTTTATTCACTTGGTTCAGGCTTCGGACGAGTTCACGGAGGCTGTTGAAAATACGCGCAATGCGGGTGGAGAACTGGATACGATGGTTAATATCCAGAATGAATCTATTTCTGCCCAGATTCAAATTTTAAAGAACAACGTTGAAATGATTTTCTTTATGAGAGA